CACTTTATTTCTTAGGAGGAAACAATATGGCACGGAGCCTTAGTGGCGGTGCTTTCTATCCTGCTTGCTCCTTGCACATAAATAAGGGGCGGCAAGGGTGGATAGGAGCTGGAGGAGTGGGGAGGAGTGGGGCTTTACTCCGCTCCTCTTCTCTTCTTCCTTCTACATAAATGCTGTGGTATAGTGTGGGTGGTGTTAGTTAGGTGGAGCGATGGCGATCAGCATAAGAGACATCATAAAGATGCTTCCAGGAAGAGTGGAGCTTAAGCATAGAGGTGGACGCTCCTACAGTGAGGAAGTCATGTTCGCCATAAGCGTTTGGCGGTTTGTGACTGGCAACTCCATCAGAAGCGCCATAAAGAAAGCTGTTAGGGAGCGAGTATTGCCAAGAAAGATTTGCTACTCGACGTTTTGGGAACGAGAACAGAACTTTCTTGGCCTAAGCAAAAACTTCTCGAAAGAGATTGCGTCTAAGGTTAGGTTTGCAAGTTGGTCAAAGCTTGACGAGGTGTTATGTCTAGTAAGCAAAAGGATAAAGAAAGCGGGCTAGAGATTGAGAAGCTTGAAAAGTGCCTGAACGATTCGTTTGAGATGTGCACTCAGCTGCTCGAGACGCTAGAGGAGCCGAAGGAAATCTCCAAGATCATGTATGCTGTTTCTTACCTAGTGAACTCGGCAGTCAAATACCTAGATCACCGAGATGTTCGCTCCCGTCTAGATGAAATCACAGAAGCAGTTGAAGAATCTGGCGCCGCTGATCTGGCCGAGAAGATAGAAAGCTTTGTGATAGACTTTAACAAAGCAAAGAGCGGAAGGCCTTCGCGCGCTGAAGGTGGAAAGTACAAGAAACCATTGTAGATGAGAGGTTAACATGGCAAAACCAAAACTTGGCACTGGTGCCCGTTTCAAAGCGCTTAAGAAGAAGCTTGCGGCGAAGGGAGCGATAAATCCAGCCGCTCTAGCGGCATGGATTGGGCGCAAGAAGTACGGGGAAGAAAGGTTCCAGAAGCTTGCGGCTAAAGGAAGGAAGAGCTGATGCCGTTCAAAAGCGAGAAGCAAAAGCGCTTCTTCGGCATGTGCGCTGCGGGAAAGATCAAGGATGGTTGTCCTACGCGGAATGTTATAGACGAATTCTTTGAGGCTGAGAGAAGAATGAAAGGCAAGAAAGGAAAAGGGAAAGGAAAAGGTAAAGGCTGCTGAGTGAGTCGGCATAAGATATTCTTTCCAAATCCAGTCCAGAAGCGCTTCATAGAAAGCCGTGGGATTGCAGACCTGTTCTGCTCAAGGATGGGCGAAGGCAAAACCACGGCTTTAGTTATGTCTTGCTTTTATCACACGCTAAACAATCCTGGGGCGCATTGGGTAATCATCAGGGAAACTTGGCAGTCATTAAAGCGCACAACATACCAAGAGTTTCTGAACTGGTTCGAACCTTACGTAGAAACCAAGCAGGAGAACTCCTCTTCTGCTGTGGCGGTTTGGAAGAAGCCGCTGAAGGGGAAAGTCTGGTTCATTCCTGCTGATAGCCCGATGGATTCCGGCAAGCTACAGTCGCTTGAGATTGCCGGCGTTGGAATCGATGAGGCTGTTCCAGTAGGAGCGTCTGGTGGCGTTTCTGAAACCGTCTTCGATATCATGCTTGGAAGAAGACGGCAAAAGGGAATGAACTGGATGGCTTGCAAGGTAGTATGCAATAATCCATCACCACAGCACTGGGTCTATAAGCGCTTTATAGAAACTCCAATTGAAGGATTCAACGTCTTCCAGACTGACGCGCCAGAAAACGTACGAAACCTTCCACCGTCCTATTACGATGAACTTAGAGCAGTCTGGGCGCATAGAAAAGACTTAATCCGCCGCTATGTTCAAGGGGAATACTGCGCGGTCTACGAAGGAGAGCCAGCAGTGCCTACGTTCGACGTAGAGAAGCACGTTTGCGAAGCGGAGAGCATGCCGCCGCTAGACAGGTCGAAAGAGGTTATTGCTCTTTGGGATGCTTCTATGCATCCTGCTCTCCTAATCTGCCAAATCCATGGCGGAAAGCTGTACGTCTATGATGAGTTCTTTGGAACCGGCATAGGAGTTTATGAGCTGATTAAGGATCATATGAGTCCCCAATACTTTGGTCTTAAGTTCAGGCATATTGGGGACGATACAATGACAAGGATGGAGCAGTCAAAAGCATATGCGGCAGATAGGGCGAATTGCGCTGCGAATGTAATCATAAAGCTTTTAGGAGGAACATTTACTCCAGGCGCTCATTACATTCACACGAGGTTGGAAGCGATCCAGATGGCTTGTTATGATGGGGATGTAATCGTTTCCAAGAACTGCAGGTACTTGGTAGAAGCATTAGCAGGAGCTTGGTCTTTGGTTGACACTAACAAGAAGAAAAGTCATCCTTATTCTGACTTGGGGGATGCGCTTTCTTATGGGTGTAGCGTTGTCTTTGTTAACAAGCTAATCAGAAAAGCGCATCGTTTAGCTTCAGCAAAGCAAAATGTTTATACTTTCAAGAATGCAGCCTCCTATTCTACCAGATAAAGACCCATTAGACTACACTGTCTTAACATACGCATGGGTAATATTCCTATCCATGTTTGGCGGCGTTGCAAATTTTATCGTCAAGATGAAAGAAGGAAAAGTAAGAGCATTCAACATAACGGAACTAATAGGAGATTTGTTTATAAGCGCATTCGCCGGCATAATAACTTTCTATCTATGCCAAGCGGCTGGTTTTGGCAATACATTAACTGCGGCACTGGTTGGAATATCTGGACATATGGGCGGAAGAGCAATCCATATGTTTGAGAGGTTTATGGAGAATCTGGTTGGCAGCAGGTGATAACATCAATCTTCCTTTGCGTATTCTCGTTTGTTCTTCTGCTCATATCAGATAGAGATCCATCTGTATTAGAGCCGCTTGAAATGCTTGCTTATGCATGCATGCTTTACGGATCGGCAACTCTTTTGATTGAAATTTTCCACGACGACGATGGACAACAGAATTGAGAAAGCGATAGGAATCATATTGGCTATAATCTTCCTTTTTCTTTTTAGCTCCCTTGCTGTAGCTTCGATATTCATCATCATAAATGAATTATTATAGCTCGCCGCCGTCTAATTACTCGACTGGTTTCGAAGGCCTTTGCCAAAACTGCGGCAAGTATATAGGGAACTATTCTGTATATTACTCTAACGTTTGTGAAGATTGCGAAGCAGCTTTAACAGAAGCAGCGCAGCAATCAAAATCATTAGTCTATAGGTTTGGTGCCTATGCAAAAAGAAAGAGAGATATTAGATTATATTGATGTATGTTATAGGGAATCTGAGGAGGCAAGAAAGAAGAGGAAAGAAAAGAATAAGATTAACGTAGAGGCATATAACTCTTGCTTTCCTGACGACTTCTTAGAAGGAAAGTCAGAAGATCAATCTACACAGTTTATCCCCAAGACATTCGTTGCCGTAGAACGCCTCTCAAAGTTCATCACTAAAGCAATCACTGACGCTGGCAACGAGTTCTTCACTGTAGAAACAAGCAAGGTAGACATTGATCCAGAAATAGCAAGGGCATTAATCTCAGCCTACCTAAACCACATTGGCCCTAATGGAGAATCCTTTCTAGAGATAATAGAGAGGTGCATTAAGTTTGGTCTTCTGAAAGGAGAGATGGTGGCGAAGGTAACTGGCGCTCTCTCTCCAACTACATTGGTTATGGCAGAAGGTAGCCAAGAGGTAGAGGTCTTCAAGCCAACCATTTCCGCGATTGATCCAGACTTCTATTTCCCTGATCCAACTGGACGTGGACTGTACGAAATCCAGGAAATAGAGCAAGACTGGTATACGCTCAAAGACTTAGCCAAAGCTGGAGTTTACAAGAAGAAAGAGGTTGATGAGCTTGGTAAAGGAGAGAAAGAATACAGGAAGCCTATCAAGCTTAAGGAGGTCTATGGAACCTTCCTAAGCAAGGATGGAGAGCCGATAAAGCGCAACGCGATTGCAGTCTGCGCTGATGATCGCTTGCTTCGCTTCGAGGACAATCCTTTTTGGCATGGAGAGTCTCCTTTCGTCTACAAGCGCATTACTGTTCCAGTCACGGAAGAATCCATTCCTGCTATCCTGGACGGCCCAGTAGGCCTTAACTTTTGCATGAACGAGCTGTTTAATCTAATGCTAGACTCTGCAGTTCGTGCAAATATTGGAGTGAATGCTATTCACCTGGGCCTATTAGAGAATCCTAACGACATTATAGGCGGAATCAAGTCTGGAAGCACGGTTCGTATTCGAGCGGATGCGCCAATTGGAGCACGGGTAGTCGAGCACATGCCAATTGGGGAAATCAATCCACTAACGCTCCAAATGTACGGAGTTCTTGAAAGCCTATTCATAGATTCTTCAGTGCTCACGGATATAGCCATTGGTAGAGCACCGCCAAAGGAAGCTACCGCCACGGAGATTGTTCAGCTTACTCAAAGCCAGTCTGTTTTGCTTGCGGGATTTATTCTTTCCGTAGAGGCCTTCATAAGCTCAATCCTGAGAAAGCTGTGGTTAATCTTGATGCAAAACCTAGAGTTTTTGAAGACAGACGACATCATCTCCGCGATTGGCCCTGTAGAGGCGATTAAGCTTATTCAGATGTCGCCAGAAGAGAGATTCCAAGCATTCTCTGGAATAGGCCTCACAGTGAAAGGAATCTCTGACCTGCTAAGGAGAAGCAGCGACATTCAGAAGTATACTCAGTTCATGGCAACATTCCTTTCTTCTCCTACGCTAGCACAGGTATTCCTAACGCGCTTTGACATGTACAAGTACATGTTCAAGCTAGCAAAGCTCTATGGCATAGATATAAGCGACGTCTCTATGTCTCCTCAAGATCAACAGGCAATAGAGATGATGGCATCTCAATCTATGCTTGGAGGAGGATTAGCTCCTCAGCAGAATGCTAAACATCCACAAGCTCAACAGCAACAAGTAGGTGCTAATAATGTCGTCGGAGCTCAACAATAGGATAAGAGATTTGGCAACATGGTATTACTACCATGAGCCACACATAGAGGATATTAACAGGAAGCTTGAGTTTTACAATGACACCATATCAACGCTTATAGAGATAGCGGCCATAATCGCAAAAGATATTCAAAAGCTGGAAAACAAGCCACAAAAAGATGAGGTTAAGCTATTGATTCCAAAAGGAATAAGATTCCATGAGCCAATAAAATTATGATTCAACATCCAACGTTAGAGTCAGTAACTTGCAACATACTTGAACACCATGCAGAAAAGATTGAGAGATCAATCGTCGATGAAATAGTAAGAAAGGAGAATACGTTACCAGTAGCAGAATATAAGGAACTGATTTACCATAAGATTTGTCTTATAATTGCGCTTAGGAAAGTTATAAGTAGTTTGAAATCTTCGATTATTAACAAAGGGCTTGAATCATGAGCGAAGAGTTAGAATTTAATGAAGAAGAAGAGAAAGTAGAATCTGAAGGGAATGAGGAAGGTAAGAGTAAAGAGGATTTAAAAGCAGAACTTGAGGCGCTTAAGGCCAAGTTTGATGCTATGGTTGCAATGATGAGTAATTTCCAGCAGCAGCAACCATTGACTAATGCGCCTCAAACTCAATCGCAGCAGATTGCAGGCCTTACTCCTGAACAGTTAGAGGAGTACAACCGGAGGTTTTTGGAGAATCCGGTTGAGTCTGTCGCAAAGATTGCAGACGAGGTCAAGAAGCAAACGGAAGCCGAGCTAAG